TGTAGATGACAACCACTGCAAGAATAAGTGCGAACTCCTTTGATATGCTCATCTGAATAGGTTTTTAAATTTCTGAAATAGCTTCTGGTAGCCTGTCATCTTAACCAGCTCAAGGCTATCATCATAATATAGCACCGTTTCCAGCATGCCCTTGTGCATGTCTATTGTCATCCGGTAAAGCCTATACAGCAGAATGATTGACCATCCGTGATGGTATAGCCATTCTTCTCCTGGGTTGTAAAAGTGCGGCTCTGGGTTAGCCATTTTAGTCAGTAGAATAGCTCCGTAGGCAGGAGTATCATAAATAAATTTAACTAGCTCCTCCCTTAATTCGTGAGTCATAATATTAGTAAGTCCAGATGACCTTCGCAGGCTTGGTTGGATCGCAATCAGCGTGAATGAATGTGCTGCTCACTCCAATTCTATTTATACCGGACTTCAGCAGGCTATCAATTATCACAAATCGCTTATCGCCATCTGTGCAATGAATATCAGCTGCCCATCCCTGACAATGGCTACTTGCTTTTACTCCCTTGACTTTAGCATTATGAGCTTCTGTTCGGTAGCCTGAATTAATTTTAAAAGGCACTCCTGCAATGGCTCTGGCATTGTCAAGCATCTGAATAAATTTAGGCTGCATCTTAGCTCCTGAACCAGGAGCATCAGGCGAATCAAACTCTGATAATTTAAAGTGCTTGAGCGGAAATTGCATGCCGTAAAGTTACTTGATGCGAGTGAATTTTTTAGCTGCACTTTTCACGGACTTTTTGCCAACACAGCCCCAAGCCTTGCGACTTAAATCATTCGGGCAGGGTTTTGGGCCTTTACATTTGGGAATGCCGCTCGATCTGGCGCAGTAAGCATCTCCCTTAGGAGTTCCAGGAGCGATGGAGTAGCCCTTAGCTCCGAAGCTGACTGTCTTGCCATTGACCTTAGTCTTAAACTTCTTATCCGCCATTATCGTCCTTGTCCTTTATATTTCTTCTGATTTCCTGCCTTTGGGCCTGAGGTCTTGCTGTGCTTGCCCTCTCTACGCTTACCGAAGCTAATCTTAATTGATGACTCTTTGGATGCCTTTTTCATAGGGTAAATATCAATAATTATGTGCTATTATTGTAACCCCTTATGAGTCTTGAAGATAACGATTTCAGAGCGAGAACTCAAGTTTCTCAAAGTGCTGGCAACAGGCAGGCACTTTCTCAAGGATCAGGTCAATCCTGACCGACCTTCCGTAGCTCGCTGGGGCAATACACAAGCACAGGCTGACTTAATGGGTGTACTTGGTGAATATGCTGTGGCTAAGGCTCTCAAGCTGCCATTTGACACATCAATAAACCTTGAAGGTGATGGAGGCAGCACAGACTTGATGCTGGGTGAATATGACATTCAGGTGAAGTCTACTAAGTATAAGACAGGAAGATTAGTATTTAATAATCGCAAGGAGATTGGAGCTGATGTGTTCATCTTATGCTGGGTGAACGAAGAGGCAATGGAGGTTTCCATATTAGGATACATCAGAAAGCAATCAATCGAAGATTGTCTGGTGGAGATGAACCTTGGTCATGGTAAGAGGTTAGTTGTAGAACAGAAGTTCCTCAAGCCAATCAGCTTGCTGACTGCTTACCTGGAGAAGTTACCTTAAAATATTTTTTGCAGATATATTTTTTTATTAGGTTTGCATCAAATCTAACCAATATGAAAAAATCAAAACAAAGCACTATTGACTTAGAGAGTTACAATAACTTTTTAAGAAAAAAACAGAAAACTCATATTCTATCTGGTTTTGAAATTGATAAGTCAATTTTAAATGATAGACTTTTTGATTTTCAAAAGTTTATAGTTCATAGAGCATTAAAGGCAGGCAAGTATGCAATTTTCGCAGATTGCGGATTGGGTAAGACTCTTATGCAACTTGAATGGGCTTACAGGGTTTCTATTGAAACAAAAAAGCCTGTTTTAATTTTAGCTCCTCTTGCTGTTTCTGGTCAAACAATAAAAGAAGGATATAAGTTTAATATCCCTATATCAAAGTATGATGGAAGTTTATTCCCGATTCAGATTACAAATTATGAACAGCTTGATAATATTGACTGTTCAATATTCTCTGGAATAGTTCTTGATGAAAGCTCAATTCTAAAAAACTTTGAAGGCAATACTAAAAAACTCATAATAGACTCTTTTGCAAAAACCCCATATAAGTTAGCATGCACAGCCACTCCAAGCCCTAACGATCCAATGGAGCTAGGCAATCATTCTGAATTTTTAGATGTTATGAGCCGGAATGAAATGCTTGCCATGTACTTTGTGCATGATGGTGGAGAAACGGCTAAATGGAGATTAAAAGGTCATGCTACTAAATTATTCTATCAGTTTGTCGGTAGCTGGGCAATAATGCTTAATAAGCCTTATGATATTGGATTCTCGGCTCATGGATATGATCTTCCACTTCTTAATTTACATGAGAGACAAATAAAAACACCAAAGCGAGATAATGGAAGCCTATTTAATGATGCAATCATATCTGCTACTAACTTCAATCAAGAATTAAGGATTACAAAAAATGAGAGACTTACCGAAGCTGCCAAAATTGCAAATTCAAGTGAAGAGAACTTTATTATATGGATAAAGCAGAATGAAGAAGGTGAGCTTTTAAAACAACTTATACCTGGTTCAATCGAAGTAAAAGGATCAGACTCTCCGGAATATAAGGAAAAGATGCTTTTAGGTTTTGCCAATAATGAGTTTAGAGTCTTAATAACAAAGACTAAAATAGCTCAGTTTGGGCTAAACTATCAGAATTGCAGAAATCAGATTTTTGCTAGTCTTGATTTTAGCTTTGAAGGCCTATATCAGGCTATCAGAAGGTCTTATAGATTTGGTCAAAAAAATGAGGTAAACATCTATCTTATTACAACTGATACAATGCAAAATGTAAATCAATCAATCAATAACAAGCAAAAACAATTTGAAATCATGCAAAATGAAATGAGCGAAGCTATCAACGCAAATCTATCTGGTAACATGATGCAATCAGCATCTTATGACTTATCCTCTGAATCAAATGAATGGTACACCATTAAAAGAGGTGATTGCATAAAACTGATTACAGATGTTGAGTCTAGTAGTATTGGATTAAGTGTATTTAGTCCTCCATTTGCAGAATTATACACCTATTCAAATCATATCGAGGATATGGGAAATTCAAAGGATTATAATGAATTTCTTACTCAGTTCTCATATCTTGTTAAGGAACTTTATAGGGTAATAATGGATGGCAGAAATGTAGCTGTTCATTGTATGGATTTGCCGATTCAAAAAGGTAAAGAAGGATTCATTGGCCTTAGAGATTTTAGCGGAATGATTTTAAATCTTTTTGAAGAAGCTGGATTCATATATCATTCAAGAGTTACAATTTGGAAAGATCCGGTTGTAGAAATGCAAAGAACAAAGGCACTTGGCTTGCTGCATAAGCAGATAAAAAAAGATAGTACCATGAGCAGAGTAGGCATTCCAGATTATGTGATGATATTTAGAAAAGATGGAGAAAGATTAAATCCGGTAACTAATACTGACCTATCGGTAGATTTGTGGCAGAAGTATGCATCACCAGTATGGATGGATATTGATTATGGCAATACTTTGCAGGGATTTAGAAATGGAAGAGAAGATAATGATGAGAAGCATATATGTCCACTTCAACTTGATACTATTGAAAGGCTAATACATCTTTACTCAAATAAAGGAGATACAGTTCTTACACCATTTATGGGCATAGGAAGTGAAGTTTATCAAGCTGTAAAAATGGAAAGAAAGGCAATAGGCTTTGAACTTAAAGAAAGTTATTTTGATTTGGCAAAGGCAAATGTTAAATCAGCCATAAGTCTAAAATCTCAACTTTCACTTTTTTGATAATAAGCCCTTCGGGGCTTTTTTTATATTAGATATGTTCTAAATCGCTTTTAAATATAAATAAGGCTGGCATGAACAACTTGTAAATAATCCTTACAGGTTGCCACACTAACTAGCGCAGGCCTGCTCTGCCTCTCTCTTTGGCAGCATCATATTGCTCTTTAGCAACAGGCCAGAGCTGATGTCGGCAATTATAGCCTCCACGATAGCTGAATATAGTAGTGCTGTTTGTGCCAGCCATGCGCCCCTGCCAGCCTTTTAAATTAGGCCACTTCTGGACTTCTTCCTTAGTGAAGAACCTGCCTGCCCGGGCAACACAGAATGGCCTTGAATCTTGAATCAATGTGCCTTGGTAGAGGTAATACTGAACATCAAGATCATCGGCAATCGTCTGGATGTACTCAGCATTAAAGGTCATCACTGAGTCATTGGTTGTCTGCTTGATGTATCGCTCAAGAAATGCCTTCTCAGTATCTGTTCCCTCAATGAACTTTCTAAGAGTCTTATTCAGCTCCGACCTTGTGCCTATGCCTGCAATGTTGTCCTTTAGGACTTCCTGAATGGCTGTTCCAAAGTTATTCCTGATGCCAGCTCCAAGGAGTGCATCCTTGGTAGTGGCTATATTGGTCTCCAGGATTGCCTTGTAAAGCTCGGTCTTAGGCTTAAAGTCATCAATGATGATGCTGATGTAATCATTTGATAGCTTGGCAAGCTGGTCAAACCCGGCAACCACTTCAGCAACTTGTGCCTGGTACAAGCTATTATTAACAATCGTATCTGAGATGTCCTTCTTGAGCTTTATCATCTCTTTTAATGACTTCGCCCTATCCCTGGCATCTAGGCTGAGATTGCTGGCTAGGTCAATGACCTGATCTGATAGTTTAGCAAAGACCTTTGGAAGCGCATCATCCATGCGTTTCTCAATAGCCATCTGAAGCTCCTGAATCTTCTTGATTAACTCAAGCTGTCTCTCAGTCATACTTGGTCATCTGGACTTGATGAGTCCTCAACATCATCCATCAGTGGCACTAATCCAGATTGAATCTCTGACATCTTAATTGCTGCCAAGGCATACACATCAGCCCTCTGCTGCTGCACAGGCTTGTCATACCATCCGGCATCCTCATCAACCTTTTGCATCACAAATGCCGCTAGGTTGGCACTCAGGATGTAATCCAACTGAGTGCAGCCATTGGATGCCAGTAGCACAGTCTTTTCATCTGTACTCTTAAAGGGCAATGGATCAAGCTGGCTCAGTATGTTTAGATATGTTTTCTGAATGCTATTCTCACCATATAGCTTTTCCACATAGTCCTTCTCAATGCCTGCTGTGATTAGTGGATTGAACTTATTAGTCATTGCCTTAGATAGCTGCTCAGCAACCATGTCGGCTGTCATCACATCATAGTCAGTAGGTACAGTAATCTGAGGCAGAGCAGCCATCACCTTGTCGCTGTCCATTAGTGATGAGCCAAAGAGGGAGTTGTAACGCTGGTACATGATGTAGTAACAGACCTTGCGATACACCTGAGCCAGATGAACAGTTACTGAGAAGCAGAAGGTGTTTAGCTCCTTACGGTCATATTCCTTGGCTATGCCTGATTGAGCAGCTGGAATCTGGCCTAGTAACTCAAGGCCAATCGCTTTAAAGCCCTGAAACTCTTTCTGCAAGATGTCCTCCTGGAACAATTTTACTGTTTCAGTTGGCCTCTCAATATAGCCAGCCGGAGGCACAGGCGGCACAAGTGGATTTGGATTGACAGCACTAACCCGGTCAATGTTAATCTCCATCAACCCAAAAGGTGATGAACTTGCCCTGCCTGATCCTTGGCAATCATTACAGCCTATCTTTTCATCCTTCCTATTTGTCCTGATGCCTGTGCCATTACAGGTCTTACATGGTGACATCTTCAATGCCCACTTCTGCGGCAGGGCATGAGTTGCCCATAGTATATTCAAGTCATCAGTCCTGAACAAGACCTCATTCCATGCCGGCAAGCATGGAGCAAGGACTGAGTCATAGACTAGCTGACCATCTTCTTCCTCATAAATAATATTGCCGACTTTACAGGCAGGCAGGTAGCTAAATTCATAAGGCAGGATAAAGACCTGAAAAGGCTGGTCATAGGTGTACTGATTGACCTGCCGGAACAGCATAAGCCCTTGAGTAGTGAAGCAGAGAAACTGATCCCACTTCTTACGGTTCATATCCTTGTAATCCTCTGTCTTAGTTATGACATAATCTTCACCTTCCCAGATTAGGTCTTCAGATTCAATGATGTGAGGATAAGGCTTTGACCAGTCTAGCGTAGTGACCTGAGATGGATTCTTAACGAACTCATCATAGTCAGGCACTGTAATTACAACGGCATTACTGTCCTTCAGGTAGGTCTTGAGAAACACATTGAAAAGCCACTTCTCCAGGCTTCCTGTTTTGGGCAATTCGTACTCAACATAATTCTTGAGAGTATTGTCCATCAGGCCTATGCGCTCAGCAATGCCTGTTTTTTTAAAGTCAGATTCAAAGGTGATTTTAAAATCATCAGCCTGCTGAATCTTCTGGAGGAATGTAAAGACTCTCCCGGTGGCAGTTGTTGTAGGAGCTTGCCATCTGCGTCTTCTGTACTCTTTCATCCAAGGCTCTTCCGATGGATGCTGAGTAACCAAGAGTTTTTCGGGGTACTCATTCTCAAAGTGGTACTCAAGCTCTTCAGCTTTTTCCCTAGCCTCCTCAATATAGTCGTGCCTGCCTTCTCTGATTTTCTGATCCAGCAACTTTGACA